ACCGGATGGCCGCGCTTTGGGGTACGCTCCCCCCCCTGGTGACGCGCGCTCCCCTGGTGTGGTGTCTTGCACGCGCCCTCCTATTGGTGCTGGTCCTTCACGCTCCGGCTTTTGAGTGGCCTTTAATTTAAATTAAAGGATGATGCTTTGTCGCGCGAACTGCTTTTATGAGTTGAATTATTGTCGCGCGATGTCTGACTAGGGCCCATTGTACTATGTGAAGGACGTGGCTATTTATTGACCATGTCGCTGCGTTTATTTGTGAATAATGTTGGACCAATTATTTATATAATGTAATGGATATGTGTGTCATGTAGAACATACGCAGCGTCTAAACACGTTTACTTTTGTATTTATATTTGTGTTTTATCCTTTTTTTACATTGTGATTATGTATCATGTGAGGGGTAAACGTGTTGGTTACTTCACTAATCGACGTTTTAACTCACGTAATAATGTGTTTAACCGTTCAATCTATGGGAAACGACATGACGGGAAACGTCGAGGAGGTCGATCTGTCAAGCCCACTGCTGAGCCCAATATGTCATCCCAAACCATACATGAGAATCAGTATGGCACTGACTTTGTCATGGCCCATAATTCAGCTATCTCGACGTTCATCAGTTACCCAGACTTGGGCAAGATTGAACCGGGTCGAAGCAGATCCTATATCAAGTTGAAACGACTCCGTTTCAAAGGGACTGTGAAGATTGAACGTGTTCAATCGGATGTGAACATGGACGGTTCTGTCCCGAAAATAGAAGGAGTATTCTCCCTCGTTGTTGTTGTGGATCGGAAACCCCACTTGGGTCCAAGTGGTTTACTGCATACATTCGACGAGCTGTTCGGAGCAATCATTCACAGTCATGGCAATCTCAGCATTGTCCCTTCACTGAAAGACCGTTATTATATTCGCCACGTGTTCAAACGTGTATTGTCATTGGAGAATGACACGCTAATGGTCGATGTGGAAGGATCTACAGCTTTATCTAACAGGCGTTTTAATTGTTGGTCCACTTTCAAGGACGTTGATCGTGATTCATGCAAGGGTGTTTATGATAATATAAGCAAGAACGCCCTGTTAATTTATTATTGCTGGGTGTCGGATACGCCCTCGAAGGCATCCAATTATGTATCTTTTGATCTTGATTATGTTGGTTAATGTAATAAATATTATTTATCCAAAATTGATTATCTTATTACGAGAAATCAAAATATATATTTATTTCAATGATTTGGCCTGAGTAGCCTGACAGTTATTATTAATACATTCTTGGACCGTTGTCCGAACTAGCTCGTTCAACTGGCCCATTGACATTGTGATGTTGGACTCCGCTCTCTGGGTTCCCACGATGGAAGCAGACTCTCCTGGATCTAGAACGCTCGTCCCGAGCCTGTTCAGGTGTCTGTATGGGTGGAGCTCGTTCTCCACCTCCGAGTCCGCGTCTGATTGGCACGTACCTATGTTACTCCTGGAAGCCCACGACTCACCAGGCCTTATTTCAATTGGGCCTCTAAGCCCAACTCTGGACATGGACGCGCATCTGATGGGCTTCCTCTCCCATTTCCCGTAGCCCACATGGGAAAAGTCCACATCTTTGTCTGTGAACTGTTTGGACAGGATCTTCACTGTTGGTGCCCGGAAGGGGATATCCACGGAGTGTTTTGCGGTGGACAATTTCAGTTTCCCTTTGAACTTGGCGAAGTGGGTCCTCTGATGAACATTCGTATCGCATACGCGATAGTACAACTTCCATGGAATTGGGTCCTTCAGGGAGAAGAACGAAGCCGAGAAGTAGTGGAGATCTATGTTACACCTGATCGGAAAAGTCCACGTGGCTTGTTGTGATTCGTTGTCCGTCATCCTTTTGTCGTGGATCTCCACTATTACCGACCCCGTCGCGTTGATCGGCACCTGTTGTCTGTATTCTATGACGCAGTGATCTATTTTCATGCAGCTACGACTGAGTCTCGCCGTAAACTGCGACGCCGTCGAAGGAAATTGCAGAATTATCTCAGTTAAGTCATGAGAAAGCTGATACTCGTCTCGGTGAGATTCTATGTAGTTGAAAGCGTTAGGAGGATTGACTAACTGAGAATCCATCTGAAGAAGAAAGGCCGCGCAGCGGAACCGATTGTTGAAGTTGAATCGGGAAGAAGATGAACAACTGATGAACAAGATGATCAACTCTGGAAAGCCCTCCTTTGATCTCGAAGAAGGTAAACGTTTAACTTTTTATATGGGTTTAATAATATCTGATGATTTCTGTGTTTGAGAATGCTCGACTATGATCTTCTGTTAATAATTTATTTTTTTTTTGAGAAAGAAAGGAGTGTTGATGAAGAGTTTAAGATAAATCAGGAAATGGAGGAGTTTGTCTATTAACCCAGACTTGCTGGGTTTCTGGTATTTAAATTGGTAAAGTGTTCATCTGACGCTCAACCGATGGCATTTTTGTAATAAGAAGTGTGTACCCCGGATGAGCTCTCAAACTTCTGTGTTATGAATTGGGGTAATGGGTTACAATATATACTATAACCCTCATTTACGGATTTGCAACACGTGGCGGCCATCCGCTATAATATT